TGTTAATGATCTCGTGGGATTTACACCATTTTCTACTTATGAGTTTGTTATTGAAAACAAACGATTATATAGAGTTTTAAATAAATTTATTACAATCAAATATGAATACCAAGGAAACGAAAAAGCGTATAATCCTAGCTGGGCGTAAAGCAGTTGACGAGTTAATTAAAGTAGCTCAAGAGCAAATCATTACCAATACAGATGATGATGTTTCTGCTGATAGACTAAAAAACGCTGCGGCTACTAAAAAGCTAGCTATATTTGATGCATTTGAAATTCTCAACCGCGTACAAGAAGAAGAAAATATTCTGGAAGGAAAGACATCTGAAGAGAAAAAAGAAAGAGTATTTAAAGGCTTCGCGGAAGGCAGATCGAAATGAGTTACAATCAAAGTTTATATAAAATTGTTGAACCAGTTAAGAAGACAACTATAAGTCGACTTAACAAAAAACGTAAATGGGAATATGGATATAATAAAGAAAACGATATTGTCGTTATTAGCAAAACTGGAAAAATTGGACAAGTGGTGGAGATTCAAGGTTTGCGAATTGGGCTGCCGTCTGAACCGAAACGAGTGCATTTGTTCAACAAAAGCAAATGGCAAAAGCTAGAATATCCTAAAGAGTTAGGTAAATTAAAAAATATATTTGATTGGAGAGCATATCCTGAAGAGTCAAAAGATCAGTGGTATGACTATATAGACGAAGAGTTTAAACGTAGAGATCAAGGGTTTTGGTTTATGAATAATGATAAGCCAACTTATATAACTGGCAGTCATTACATGTATCTTCAATGGAGTAAAATAGATGTTGGCGCGCCTAACTTTAGGGAAGCTAACAGGCTGTTCTTTATATTTTGGGAAGCATGTAAAGCAGATAATAGATGCTACGGCATGTGTTATTTAAAAAATAGACGTAGTGGTTTTTCGTTTATGAGCTCAGCTGAGACCGTTAACTTAGCTACTATATCGAGTGACTCTAGATATGGAATATTATCTAAAAGTGGTGCTGATGCTAAAAAAATGTTTACCGACAAAGTTGTACCAATATCTGTCAACTATCCGTTTTTCTTTAAACCGATACAAGACGGTATGGACAGACCTAAAAGTGAACTTGCTTATAGGGTTCCTGCAAGTAAGTTTACGCGTAGAAAAATTACTGCAAACGAAAAGCAGGAAGAGCTGGTTGGACTTGACACTACTATTGATTGGAAAAACACAGGTGATAACAGCTATGACGGTGAAAAGCTTAGCCTGCTAGTACACGACGAAAGTGGTAAGTGGGAAAGGCCTGATAATATTCTAAACAACTGGCGAGTAACTAAAACTTGTTTAAGGTTAGGTGCTCGCATAGTTGGTAAATGCATGATGGGTTCAACGAGTAATTCGTTAGACAAAGGTGGTGATAATTTTAAAAAGCTGTACAATGATTCAGACGTTACAAGCAGAAACCGCAATGGACAAACAAAGTCTGGTTTATATTCTTTGTTTATACCAATGGAATGGAACTATGAAGGATTTATTGACGAATACGGACAGCCTGTATTTAATAACCCAGATCATGATGTATACGGACCAGACGGTGAATTAATTGACGTAGGCATAATTGATCACTGGAATAACGAAGCTGACGGATTAAAAGGAGATAGCGATGGATTAAATGAGTTTTACCGTCAATTTCCAAGAACTGAAGAACATGCTTTTAGAGATGAAGCAAAAAATAGTATATTTAATTTAACAAAGATATACGAACAAATAGATTATAACGAAGGAATTAGAAATGATTCTGTAGTAACAACTGGTAGTTTTCAATGGGCTAACGGAGTAAAAGATACTAGCGTAGTTTTTTACCCTGACCCTAAAGGTAGGTTTAAAGTTAGTTGGGTTCCGCCAAGCAATCTTCAGAATAGAATAATAAATAAAAATGGAGTTAAGTACGCTGGTAATGAACACATGGGAGCTTTTGGCTGCGATAGTTATGATATTAGCGGTACTGTTGATGGTAGAGGATCCAACGGATCTCTTCATGGATTAACAAAGTTTTCAATGGAAGACGCTCCGCCAAACCACATGTTCTTAGAATATATAGCTAGACCACAAACTGCTGAAATATTTTTTGAAGATATATTAATGGCATGCGTGTTTTATGGTATGCCACTACTTGCAGAAAATAACAAACCAAGGCTTTTATATTATTTTAAAAGAAGAGGTTATAGAGGCTTTAGTATGAATAGACCGGACAAAGTTTGGAATAAATTATCTGTGACTGAAAAAGAAATAGGTGGTATACCAAACTCTAGTGAAGATATAAAGCAAGCTCATGCCGCTGCTATTGAAATGTATATACAGGAGCATGTTGGACACAAAGGCGATGGAATATATGGAAATATATACTTTAACGAAACGCTAAATGATTGGGCTAAGTTCGATATAAATAAAAGAACTAAGTTTGATGCAACTATAAGTTCAGGGCTTGCTATAATGGCTTGCAATAGACATTTATATAGACCAAACGTAGAACACAAAAAACAACCACTAAATATAAGTATTTCTAAATATAGTAATACTGGTAATACATCAAGAATAATAAAATAAAAATATGGCAGAGTCTGTTATAAAGAGTTATTTTCCAAGTCAAGTAGTTAGCGATGCTGAAAAGCTTAGTTATGATTATGGTTTAAAAGTTGCTAAAGCAATAGAGACAGAGTGGTTTTACGACGATAGATCACAAACTAGATACGACACTAATTTCAACAATTTTCATAAATTAAGACTTTACGCAAGAGGTGAACAGCCTGTGCAAAAGTATAAAGATGAATTATCTATAAACGGTGATTTAAGCTATTTAAATTTAGACTGGACACCTGTTCCTATTATTCCAAAGTTTGTTGATATTGTCGTAAACGGTATTGCTGACAGGGCTTTTGAAATTAAAGCTCATTCTCAAGATGAATATGGTATTGCTAAAAGAACAGAGTATATGGAAAGTATACTTGGCGATATGGCAGCTAGAGAAATGAACGATTTTGCAGCTCAAGAGTTCGGCATAAACTTATATGAAAACGATCCTGAAACTTTACCTGAAAATCAAGAAGAACTAGAACTTCACATGCAGTTAAGCTACAAACAAGCTGTAGAAATAGCGGAAGAACAAGCTATTAATGTTTTATTAAAAGGCAACGATTATGATTTAATAAAAAGAAGATTGTATTATGATTTAACAGTTTTAGGTATTGCAGCAGTAAAAACAAGCTTTACAACTTCAGATGGTGTAACTATTGATTATGTAGATCCAGCAGACTTAATTTATTCTTATACTGAGTCGCCATATTTTGATGATTTATATTATGTTGGGGAAGTGAAGATGATACCAATAAACGAACTAGCCAAACAGTTTCCTCATTTAACACAAAGCGACTTAGAAGAAATACAAAACTCAGGTTATACGCAGAGAAATAATTATCATTACGGTGGCCCTAGATACGAAGACGCGGATAGAAATAAAGTTCAAGTTTTATATTTTAATTATAAAACGTATATGAACGAAGTTTATAAAGTAAAAGAAACAGGTAGTGGAGCCATGAAGTTAATTGAAAAAGACGATAGCTTTGATCCACCCGCAGATGCTCAAGGTAATTTTTCAAAACTTGAAAGGGCTATTGAAACTCTTTACGAAGGTGCTTTGATATTAGGTACTGATAAGTTACTTAAGTGGGATATGTCTGAAAACATGATGCGATCAAAAAGTAATTTTACTAAAGTTAAAATGAACTACAGTATTGTTGCTCCTCGTATGTACAAAGGTAAAATTGAATCGTTAGTTAGAAGAATAACTGGTTTTGCTGATATGATACAGCTAACTCACTTAAAGCTCCAACAAGTAATGTCACGCATGGTACCTGACGGTGTTTATTTAGACGCTGATGGTTTAGCTGAAGTCGATTTAGGTAATGGTACAAATTATAATCCACAGGAAGCTTTAAATATGTTTTTCCAAACAGGTAGTGTTATTGGTAGATCATTTACGCAAGAAGGTGATATAAATCCTGGTAAAGTTCCTATACAAGAAATAACTAGTGGTAGTGGTGGTAATAAAATAAATGCTTTAATAGGAAATTATAACTATTACATGCAGATGATTAGAGATGCTACTGGTTTAAATGAAGCTAGAGACGGTAGCTTGCCAGATGAAAGAGCGCTGCTTGGTGTTCAAAAACTAGCGGCTGCTAATAGTAATACAGCTACTAGACATATATTAAATTCTGGTTTGTTTTTAACAACTGAAGTCGCAGAGCAATTATCACTTAGAATATCAGATATTATAGAATATTCTCCAACTAAAGAGGCGTTTATTCAAAGCATAGGTGTTCATAATGTTGCTACGCTTCAAGAAATGTCAGAGCTTCACTTATATGATTTTGGTATATTTTTAGAGTTAGCTCCTGATGAAGAAGAAAAAGCTGTACTTGAAAACAATATACAACAAGCATTAGCTCAGAAAACTATAGATCTTGAAGATGCTATTGATCTTAGAGAATTATCTAGCGTTAAAGTTGCAAATCAATTACTAAAAATTAGAAGAAATAAAAAGCAACAAAAAGATCAGCAAATACAACAGCAGAACATAGCAGCGCAAGCACAAGCTAACGTACAACAACAACAAGCTTCTGCTCAATTAGAAATACAAAAACAACAAGCGCTTAAACAAGCTGAAGCCCAAATAATGCAATTGCAAGCACAGCTTGACGCTGGTAAAATACAAGCAGAGTCTCAAGTAAAAGCACAGCTTGCAGCACAGAAGTTTCAGTTTGACATACAGCTTAAAGCTTTAGAAACTCAAGGCATAAAAGATAGAGAAAAAACAAAAGAAGATAGAAAAGACGATAGAACTAAAATACAAGCTACTCAACAGTCAGAGCTCATAGACCAAAGAAAATCAGGTAAGCCACCTAAAAACTTTGAGAAAACGAGTAATGATATACTTGAAGGTGGATTTGATTTAGGGCCTATTGATCTTAATCAATAACACTAATTTATATATTATTTTATTATGGAAGAAAATGAAAACGTAGTTGAAGAAACTACACAAGAACAAACTGTTGACGAAAGTAAATTTGAAAGCGCTGGAGACGATAGTGTAATTAAAATAGATTTAGATAAACCTGTAGAAGATGCCACTAGAGAGCAAAGCACAGATGAGGTACCTGTTCGCAACGAATCCGAAACTAGCGAAGAGGTACGTGAAGAAAACGTCGAAGAAAAAGTTGAAGAACCTGCCGGAGAAGAAAAGCCCGAGCAAGTTCAAGATGAAGAGCCCGTCGTTCAAGAAGTAACTGATGAAGAAGTTGCTGAAGAAGTAGAAGAAGTAACTGAGCAAGTTCAAGAGGCAGTTGCTGAAGCTGAAGCTACAGGTAAACCACTACCTGAAAATATTCAAAAGTTAGTTGACTTTATGAATGACACAGGTGGAGATATAGAAGACTACGTTAAGTTAAATAAAGATTATTCTGACTTAGACAATGTAAGCCTTCTTAGAGAATATTACAAACAGACTAAACCTCATTTAACTTCAGAAGAAGTTGACTTTTTAATGGAAGATCAATTTTCTTTTGATGAAGAAGAAGATGAAGAAAGAGATATAAAAAGAAAAAAATTAGCTTTGAAGGAGCAAGTTGCTCAAGCAAAGAACCACTTGGAAAGTGTAAAATCCAAATATTACGATAGTATAAAGCAAGGGTCTAAGTTAACAACTGAACAACAAAAAGCTATTGACTTTTTCAATCGTTATAACAAAGAGTCGGAAGACAATAAAAAAGTAGCTGAAAAACAGCAAAGAACGTTTTTAAATAAAACTAATCAACTATTCAACAAAAACTTCAAAGGTTTTGAATATAATGTTGGGGATAAAAAGTTTAGATATAACGTTAAAAACACAGATGCTGTTAAAGATACTCAAAGCGATATTAATAACTTTATAGGAAAGTTTCTTAACGAAGGTAATGAAATGTCAGATGCTAAGGGTTATCATAAGAGTTTATTCACGGCTATGAACGCTGACGCTATAGCACAGCACTTTTATGAACAAGGTAAAGCAGATGCTTTAAAAGAAAGTATTGCTAAGTCTAAAAATGTTAGTATGAATCCTCGCCAAGAATTTGGTGGTGTTGAAAATAACAGTGGCATGAAAGTTAAAGTGTTAGGTGACAACTCTTCTGATTTTAAATTTAAAATTAAAAAGAATAGATAACATTTAAAACATTTTATTATGGCAATTACAGCTGGACCTAATTTGAATAGTGTACCTGCTCCAAGAAAGCAGACACTAGCTACAAATTATCTAGACTTCACGGGAACTGCAAACTCGTGGGGACAACAATATCTGCCTGACTTAATGGAAAAAGAAGCTGAGGTTTTTGGACCTCGTACAATTTCTGGTTTCCTTTCACAAGTTGGTGCAGAAGAAGCAATGCAGTCTGATCAAGTAGTCTGGTCAGAACAAGGTAGACTACATTTATCGTACAAAGCAAATATTAGTACTGCTTCTGGTGGTACTACAGTAAACAGTACGAACGTTTCTATTATTACAATTAGTAAAGATATAGACGGTAAATCTTTACACGCTAACGGACACGGTGTTAGAGTTAACGATACTATTATTGTATCTGATACTGTTAACGGTATTGTTAAGTGTTTAGTAACAAAAGTTCCTTCAACGACAACTATTGAAGTTTCACCTTATGATGCAGGTGCTGCTCAATTAAGCGCTACTTCTTCAGAAGCTACTACTATATTAGTTTATGGTTCTGAATTTGGTAAAGCTATGGCTTATACTGCTGGTGCTGGTACAACGGCTGATCTTGAATCAAGAGGAGCTAACGAACCAAGATTCCAAACTTTTACTAACAAGCCTATCATTATGAAAGACTACTACGAAGTGTCTGGATCAGATACATCTCGTATTGGTTGGGTAGAAGTTTCAACTGAAGGTGGACAAGGCGGTTACTTATGGTACTTAAAAGCTGAGTCTGACACAAGAGCTCGTTTCAATGACTATATTGAAATGGCAATGTTAGAAGCTGAGCTTAATGATAGTTCTTCTGTTCTTGACGGTGCTACAGCTCTTTTAAAAGGATCTGCAGCTGGTGACGGAACTGTAGGTACTGAAGGTTTATTTGCTGCTATTGAATCAAGAGGTAATATTACTTCTGGTATCACTGGTGTTAACGCTGCTACTGACTTAGCTGAGTTCGATGCTATTTTAGCTGAATTTGACAAGCAAGGTGCTATTGAGGAAAACATGTTCTTCTTGAACAGAAACACTTCTTTAGCTATTGATGATATGTTAGCTTCTATGAACTCTTACGGTGCTGGTGGTACATCTTACGGTGTATTCAACAACTCTGAAGACATGGCGCTTAACTTAGGCTTTTCTGGTTTCCGTAGAGGATCTTATGACTTCTATAAGTCTGACTTCCGTTACTTAAACGACAAAGCTACTCGTGGTGGTATTAATGAAGCTAGCCCAGCTAACGCTCTTCGTGGTGTTGTAATTCCAGCTGGTTCTTCATCTGTATATGATCAAACTGTTGGAGCTTCTATTAAGCGTCCGTTCTTACACGTACGTTATAGAGCTTCTCAAACTGATGATCGTAGAATGAAGACTTGGACTACTGGTTCAGTTGGAGCTGCTACAACAGCATTAGATGTGATGCAACTACACTTCTTAACTGAAAGATGTTTGATTACTCAAGCAGCTAATAACTTTATGTTATTGAAGTAAATTGATTACGGTCGGGGCTTCGGCCCCGATCTTTTTTAACTTTTATTATATTATATTATGGCAAAAAAGCAAACAAAAAAGGCTGAAGTAGCGCCTGAAGTAAAAGCTACTAACGATATGGTTGAGGTTGTTATTGAAAAGCCAAAGCCAAAAAAACCAACTTGGGAAATAAAAGATAGAGTTTATTATTTAAGAGGTAGTAAAAAACCTATATCTAGATCAATAAAATCTGCAGGAGTATATTGGTTTGATCAAGAAAAAGGTTACGAAAGAGAATTAAAATATTGTGAAAATCAAAGAACACCTTTTGTTGATGAGATGACTGGTGATCAAAGATTATCTCATATTGTATTTAGAGATGGTTCTTTATTTGTTCCAAAAGAAAAAACTACTTTACAAAAACTTTTATCTTTATATCACCCGCATAAAGATCAAATATACTACGAGTTTGAAGCTGACGAAGTAGCTGCTGATGAAATAGAATTATTAGAAATGGAAGCAGACGCAATATTAATGGCTAGACAAATAGATATTGATATGGCTGAAGCTATCATGCGTGTAGAAAAAGGCTCTGAAGTAGCTAACTTAAGTTCTAAAGAACTTAAAAGAGATTTATTAGTGTTTGCACGAAATAATCCTAGTTTGTTCTTAGAGTTAGCGGCTGATGATAACGTGCAGCTTAGAAACTTTGGTATTAAAGCTGTAGAGCTTGGAATTATTAAATTATCAAACGATCAAAGAAACTTTTTATGGGGATCTAATGATAGAAAAATAATGACTGTACCATTTGACGAGCATCCATACACCGCTCTTGCACATTGGTTTAAAACTGATGAAGGCATGGAGATTTATGCGAATATAGAAAAGCGATTAAACGCGTAATCATTTATAGAAGAGTAACCGCTCTTCGGGGTGGTTACTTAACTATAAAATACATATAATGGCAATAAGAATAAATACAGTATATCAAACAGTTTTAGCGCTAGCTAACAAAGAGCAAAGAGGATATATTACACCTCAAGAATTTAATTTATTTGCCAAGCATGCTCAGATGTCTATATTTGAGCAATACTTTTATGATTTAAATCAATTTAAAAGGGTTCAAACTAACGAAACAGAAGCCTTTGATATGATTAACTTAATAGAAGAAAAATTAAACTCAATTTTTTTATCAATGGTAAGTGGCCCTGCTTTTAAAAATCACGGCATGGAACTTCCTGCTGCTTTTTATAGATTGCACGACTGCTTTTACAGACAAGTAGGTGGTGACGCTTTAGCTACAGTAGGCAATAGAGTTGAGCACATGGAAAGGCAACAAGCTGTAGAAATAGGTTCAAGTGGTCCTTTAACTAGACCTACTATAAATACGCCGATAAGTTATATTTTTGGCGGTAGAATTTATATGTTACCTATTATAAATCCTACGCCAATAAATACTACTTTTTTTATGTCGTATTATAGAAAGCCTAAAGATCCTAAATGGACTTATATTGTTTTAAATGAAAAACCTATGTTTAATTCAAGTGGTGGTGTTCAAGATTTTGAGCTTCACGAGTCTGAAGAAACAAATTTGGTTTTAAAAATACTACAGTTAGCAGGGATTAGTATTAAAGACTTTAATACAGCTCAAGTAGCAGCTCAAATAGAAAATAATAAAATAGTTCAACAAAAACAATAAAAAATGGCTTATTTAGAAAATTCTTCAGACTATGTTTATTATAATGATTCTTCAGCTTATGGTAATTATCAATTTGTTTCTTTAAAAAATATTATAGATCAATTTATGGTTGCTTATGTTGGCAACGAAAAACTTATAAAAAGAGCTAGTAAGATTGACGTATCTTTTCACGCACAAAGAGCTTTAGCTGAAATGTCTTTTGATACTTTTAAATCTGTAAAAGCTCAACAAATAGACGTTCCTCCTAGTCTTTCTATGATACTACCTAAAGACTATGTAAACTATACTTCAGTTAGTTGGGTAGATGCATCTGGAATAAAACACGGTTTATATCCTACAAAATATACTTCAAATCCATTTCAAATAAACCAATCTTCAACTGGCAAATACAATTTTCCTGTTACAGGTGATGTTTTTGATAACTCTGACTTTTCTAGCGGCTTAGACGGCTGGACAAGAAGTCCTCAAGCAATTTACAACGCTTCAAGAGGAGGAATACTAACTGACGATGGTACTGGAACAGTTACAATAATTGAAGTAGATGAATCTGCAGAAAATCCTTCTGTACTTTTTAAAACTTTTTCTCACAGCGGTTTGTCTAACGCAAATCAAGCTTATGGATATTGTACCTATATATATCAAACATTTGATGCTTCTGATTTAGGTCCTATTAGCTTTTCTGCTAATGCAACTACGACTGCTGCGTCTACTATAACTACAACGCAGGCTCAAGCTAACGCTTCTCAATCGCTGTATGATGGTACTGATTTACTTCCTGTCGGTACTTTTAATACTCCTGGAAGTACGGTCAGAATAGGTTTTAGCACTACTCCGCCAAGTGAAAGAATAACAATGCAAAATTATCCTGTTATAAATCCTGATACAGGTTTACCTTATTTTGGAGGCCCAACGTCAAACTCTTTACCAGAGTATTTTGATTTAGGTTATATAGAGTGGACCCAAGGAGAGAGTGGTGTAAAAGAGTACGATGGTGAGTTAGACTTATCAAATGTTAGCGGTACAGTATATTTAGTTGCTATGGCTATAATTGACCACGTAGATAGAGATACGTACGCTTACGCTAGTTCTCTTTTGTTCGATCAAGCTACTGTTGACGATATTATAGTAAGTACATTAACTACAAAAACTTCTTTATCACAAGAAAACTCTAATGGTGTTTCATCAACTTTTGAAAGCTTTAGATCTATAACTCCAGCAGAAAACAATAATGATGATTACAAAAACGATGATTATCAAAGGGTACCCGACGAAAGATATGGTCTAGATCCTCAGTTTGCACAAACTAATGGTTCTTTTTATATTGACGAAAGATTAGGAAAAATTAATTTTAGTTCTAATATTTCTGGAAAAACTGTAATATTAGACTATATAAGTGACAGTCTTGGAACAGAAGCCGAAATGCAAGTTCATAAGTTTGCTGAAGAAGCTATGTATAGATATATAAACCACGCTATATTAGCTACTAGAATAAATGTACCAGAGTATATTGTTAGAAGACTTAAAAAAGAAAAAATAGCTTCTATACGTCAAGCAAAACTAAGGTTATCTAATATTAAGTTAGAAGAAATAACTCAAATATTTAGAGGTAAATCTAAGCATATAAAACACTAGTCAATGGCTAAAATTAAAACTACATTTATTAAAGGTCGAATGAATAAAGACCTTGATGAGCGCTTATTGCCAAAAGGCGAATATAGAGACGCTAGAAACATACAAGTTTCAACGTCTGAAGGGTCTGATGTAGGTACAGTTCAAAATATTTTACAAAACACAAAAGTTGATGACGTAGTTCCTTCTGGTTTTATTTGCGTAGGATCTATTGCAGACGAAGCTCAAAATAAAGCTTATTGGTTTGCTTCTTCTCAAAATAAAGATATAATAGTTGAATATGATCCTGCTTTAGAATTATCTTCGTTAGTGTTTGTCGATACAAATAAAAGAAACTCTAAGGCTTGTTTAAAATTTGATAAAAAAATAATAACAGGTATAAATGTTATAGATAATTTTATTTTATTTACAGATGGATTTAATGAGCCTAAAAAAATTAATATTACGCGAAGTAAAATTGGCACAATAGATATTGACACACATACTAGGCTTATCATAAGTGAAAAGCATAATTACAATGACAATGTTGGCGAAGTATTAGAAGAAAATATAACTGTAATAAAAAAAAGACCTACAAAGCCGCTGCGTGTTAAAATCAACAAAAGCAATACAAATAAAGAAAAAGGTATTTTTGAAAAAATATTTCCAAGATTTTCTTATAGATATAAATATGCTGATAACGAGACTTCAGCTTACGGCCCTTTTACTAAACCTATATTTAGCGCTAATTTTACAGATGATTTAAATTCTTTAAACTTCTTTGATTTAAGAAATGGATATAACACATCTATGGTTAATACTATCAAATCTATTGATATATTTGACATTATAGATGATGAAACGCCTCAAGACGTTGTTTCTGTAGATATACTTTTTAAAAGAGATGATTCAAATGTAGTTTATGTTGTTGAAAATATATCTAGTGATAAAATAAAACAACACGAAGAAAATGGTTTTTATGGCAAGTACACTGTAACTACAGAAAATATTTTTTCAGCTATTGATGAAAAACAAAACCTTAGAATTTTTGACAATGTTCCAAAGACGGCTTTAGCTCAAGAAGTAACTGGTAATAGAATAGTTTATGGTAATTATACTCAAGGCTTTGACGTAGATAACGTTGAAGTTAATTCTAATTATTCTGTTAAAGATTTTACTAACGAAAGTTTTTCTCAAGGAGGTATTGAATCTATAAAAGCTCAAAGAGATTATCAAATAGGTGTTGTGTTTGGAGATTATTATGGAAGAGAAACTCAAGTTTTTACTTCTAACGAAGGGTCTGTAACTGTTCCTTGGAGTAGCGCAAGTAAAACTCAAGGACCTAGCTATTTAGAGCCTTTAATGTTAAACTCAAGTTTATCTACTAGTTTTCCTTCTTTTGCCGAATACTATAAGTTTTATATTAAAGAAACTTCCGGAGAATACTTTAATCTTTTAATGGATAAAGTTTATATTCCAAGCTTAAGCACAGATTATGAAAACGAAGAAGATCACGTTTATTTATCTTTTCCATCATCAGAAATAAATAAAGTACAAGAAGATTCTTATATAATATTAAAGAAAACTTCTTCTTCTGTAGAAAAGCCTATTGAACAATTAAATAGATATAAAGTTATTGATATATCTTCTGAAGCTCCAGACGCAGTAGCGTTTATGTATTTATCTACAGGAGAAACATCTAACCTTAGCAACAATGATAATTTATCAGATTTATCTAATGAAGGCGTAGGTTTATTTATTAGTCAAACTAATAGAATAGATAATGTTACAGATCTTTTAGAGATAAGCGCGGCTGAGTGGATAAACGGTGGAAACTCTCCTTTGCCAGGTATGGAAGTTTCTGATGAAAACTTTAGTTCAGAACTAGATGCTTCTGATTACTATGTTTCTTGGAAAAGAGTAAGCGCTAGTGGTAAAGAAACACATTCAAGAAGATATAGAGTTGTAAATGTATCTCAAGGAGCTACGACAAAAGTAAAGCTTCAAGAAAAAATATCTATTGAAGACGCTAAGCTAGCTTATGATAACTTAGGAACTGATGCAGACGGTGATGATTCTACAACAAACGCTATACCAGACTACGCTAACAATGCTACTTCAAGCGCTGATAAATTACATCCGGATTTAGTTTTTTCTATTAAAAGAAAAGTAAAAAAAGATGGTGAAGATTTTTCTGGTAAGTTTTTTGTTAAAGTTTTAGCTGATGAAATTTTAAAAGAAAATTTAACTAATTTTAACTCAAAAAATACTTCAGAGTTTATATCTTCTTCAAACGATACTTTTTGGTGGGGTGATGTAGCTAATGCTGATGGTAATGAAGACTTAGGAATAAATACTATTTACGGTAACACTCCAAATACTCAGCCTGGATCAGCTGACGATCCAACAAACACTGTTACTGAGTGGGATTTACTTTTAACAGATCATGGTAAAGCTATGTTTATAGATAACATGAGCATGGTAGCTTCTAACTTATCTAGCTCAAACTATGCTAAGCATAGTGGGCAAGGTGTTAGAGCTAATGAAGTTATTTATTCTGAAAACGAATGGAATCAAGAAACTACGTGGAGTTCGTCTAATGAATATTCTAGTGAAACGATGTCTGCTGTTGTAGATCTTAGTGTTGAGCAAGAAGACTGGATTAGTAATATAGTAAACTCTATGCATGGCATACTACAGATAAACTCTTCTTATACTGAAGGCGCTAATGCTTGGAAAAAAGATATATATAGTCAAGAGTTAGATTCTATTTACGGTGAAGATGAAGATGCTTTTTTTATGCATTTTTCATTTTTTGCGCCAGGTAAAGATCTTCACGACGGATCAGGCTTTGGAGATTCAAATGCTCCGTTAGACGAAGTAGAAATAGATGGTGAAAATAGTATAGCTAGCTTACTCAAAGGTATTTGGGGCGGTGGTGCTTTTCAATACAATGAAGATAAATTTGTTGAATTTGAAGGCAACTATTTAGACGATGATGCATTAGCAGAAGCGCCAGGTCCTAACATAGGATCTGGTTATAACATAGATTTTAAAGAGCTTCACGAAAGACAATGGGAGCCAACGTTTTCTCCTAATAGCACTTCGTTTAACTCTGATACAGAAATAGATGAAGATTTAGAAAGCTTTATACAAAATATAAAAATTGGTAAAAAGTTTAAGTTTGAAAATGACAGTAACAATGAGATATATACAATACTTGATGTATCTGTAAAACATATATATAATCATACGCCTTGGAGGTCAAGATATATAAATCACTCTGTTAACGGTATATCTAGAGCTGGAGATAGCGTTGAAGAGGCAGCTAGATTATGGGCTAAAGCAAAAGCTGAAGGCACAGATCAAGTAGTTAGCGCAGAAACTAACGATGTTAGTCCTGCTCAAAATTTAGTAAATAAAATTACGGCTTTTGGTAAGGCTAGCAACAGACGAACTTGTTATATAGTTAGACTAGATAAAAATCCTGCTTCAGCTGATAATAATCCTATTGATGGTGCTTCTGGTGGTATAGATTTAGATACAGCAACAAAAATACAATTTATAGACACTCAAGCTCAAGCGCAGTCCGGACTAGTAAAAAATGTTTCTGCAATATTTGAAACAGAGCCAAAAGATTCTTTAGATTTAAATATATTTTATGAAGCTAGTCAAGCAATACCTACTTATCTAACTCACAAGAACGCTCAAGGATTTGCGCCTCCAGGATGTAGGGTTGAATTTTTAAATTTACCGCAAGCTAGAAGAGGCCAACATATAATTACTGATAACATAATATTAGCTGAATGGGATGAAGACGGTGAAGATTTATATTTTAAAGTAATAAACGAAAACTCTGTAGATCAATATACAGAAGTAACTACAGTTGATGATAATACTATAACTAAAATTAATGTTGAAAGTTATTACGACGATATAGAAAATAATCCTAATGTTTTTAATTCTAGGAATAATGGCGACGTTGACATACAATATTCAAATGCTATAGTTAGATTTTATAGAGAAGATGGTAGTTATACTACGTCAAGATTAACTGGTTTGCCAACACCACAATCAACAGATTATGTAAAAATATTTAATATAGATCCTACGCTTGATGCTAGCATGCAGCACGGTTTAAGTTGGCATAATTGTTTTTCTTTTGGTAATGGCGTAGAGTCTGATAGAATTAGAGATGATTTTAATACACCTAG